CGAGCACGGTCTTATCCCCGAAGGTTAGCTCAGTGACAACGATACGCTCCTTTTCGCTTTTGTCGAAGAGCTCACCAAGCAGCTCGACCTGATGAATTGCATCATAAGTGTTGCGCACTGCATCGCCCATCTCTGAATAGTCGCATTCAAGCAGCGAGTAGTGGAAGTCCTTGCCATAGTTTAGCGATGCCTTAGCATAGCTGATGTCTCCAGTGTAGAATCGTTTGATTCGGCTTGCGCTTACCGCTGGGTAAGCAATGTATTCTTCGCGTGTCATGAGTTGAATGTCTCGGTAAAATATTCGTTAGCTGTTTGCGGACCTTCTTTTATGCCTTCGAGCTTTCCGGCTGAATACATCTGCATCATGTATTCACGCTCGAGTGCTTTTGCTTGCTGAAAAGCCTCTGCGAAATATGGTCCCATTTCGGCTGTTAGCTTGTTCTGAATGGCTATTTCAAGCCATTGTACTGCTGTCATTTTAGTTGCCATGGTTTAGCGTGTTTTATGTTTGATTTCAATATTCAGAATCTCATTAGCAATATCCAAAACCAATGGTTTATTTCGGTAAGGATATTTTTCAAGGTTGTACAACAAGCTCCATAAATTAGAAGTTACTTTCGTTTTTTTGCCATCTAAATGATTTTTTATCCCATGGCAATAATCTCTTACAAAATCATTAGTTGCATTACCGGTTAAAATTATTTCAGAGGCTTTTGTATAGCTTGCTTCTATTGATATTTTAGGGTATTCGCATATTTGAAACCAAAAGCCATATGTAATAAAACTATAACTATTTGTTCTATGGTATTTTCTTATAGAATAATTAAGCTCCAATTCAGCAACCCAACTAAAGACTTCTTTTATTATTGATTCAACGCAATAATCATAAGCGTTACGCCACTCATTATTAAAATATTTTTCTTTAATCAATAAGCCTATATACGAATTACAAACTTGAATATGCTGTTGTATATGCTCGAAAGGGCTTGTTATTGAAAAATATCTGTCAATGTGTTTTTCATGTGGCAGGCATTTACATTCGCCATATGTGTGAACTATTTTTTCAGGATTCATTCCTCAAAGTTTTTAGATTCAACCTCTCTTAAACTTATTGAGCTTCCAAGTTCTCGATTATGAGCTTCTATTCTCATTTGCGTTGTTACCCTATCGAGCTCATACTTTAACGAATTATTTGCCTGCTTTGCTAAATTAGCTTGTGCCTTCGCTTGGTCAACCGCTATTTCGTTTTTGTCAAGTTTCTCCATTTGATCAAAAATAAAATGGAGCAGAGATTTGTTGTTTACTGGTTTCATAGTTTATCGTGTTATGGTTTGTATTTGTTCTTCGTAAATCTCAATGCCAGCGATGGCGGTCACTCCGCACTTCTCCATTGCCTTGAGCAAGTTTTGCGTGAGGTCTTCGGGCTTATACATGCCGGAACCGAATAGCACACTTAGCACCTTCATCCAGTCCACTTCGCCAGTGATGCGAGCGCGGCGGATTGTGCGAATGCCTTTGATGTGATTGTGCTGGATGCTTACCTCAGCGAGCTGATCGGTTAAGGCTGCCATCGAGCTTGCTTGCTCTTGGATGCGCTTCTGCTCTTCTTGCTGCTTACGAGTTAGCTCGGCGGTGTACTTCAGCATTTCAGCTTTGGTGGATGTGATGAAGGTCTGAAGCGGTTCGGTAGCATCGGACTCGATGCGCATGAGTTCTTTCTTGTAGGCATCGATAGGACCAGTGACCATCTTACGCGCATCTTGAATTGCCTTAACAGCGGCGTTAACCTGAGCGATGGCATTGGATGCTGCGGTGTATTGGTTTTGGCTTTCGATTGGCTGGATGTTAGCCGTTAGCCTCTGAGCGTTTAATGTCTCAGGTGAATTTATTGATTGATACAATTTCTCGATAGGAATTGTTATCTTTGCGATACTGTTCATGTGTTTCAATGTTAGTAAAGCCCGGTCATAGTGTGTACGCCGGGCTTTATTTTTTTGTTTAGAATGGAGTTTTATCGTCTGAGTCAGTGAATAGCGAATCGAAGTCAGTGGCCGATGCTTCCCAAGCTGGTGCTGCAACGGTTGGCTTTGCGGTAGTTCGCGCAATCCATTCATCGCTTTTGCGAATATCTTCTTTTAAGAAGTCAGGAAGCTTGTTGAACACCTCTTCATTGTGCTCGGTTGTGTCATAAGTTAGCAGCTCGTTAATTGCTGGCGGGCAAGCTAATCCTTTCGGAAGTGGAGAGATGCTCATTATGTTGGCGTATGTCCTGTCCTCTTTGCCATTGTGGGCGATGTTAATCATGCCCGGATGTCCAAGTAGCTTAGTGATGTCGAAGTCAGCGGCTTGCGCATCTGTGAGCTTCTTTCCTATCCATGACTCGATAAACTTGCGAAGCGATGCCTTTTCTCCCATAGTGAGGTTGAATACGGTCTTAACATAGAATGGCTGTTCGCCTTTGTCCTCGCTGAATACAGCGGTCTCGGTTGGCAGTTCAAAGAGGAATTGAACTTTGCGTTTTTTGTTGCCCCACTTTTCATCGAAGGTAGTGCCCTTGTCAATGATTTGGTAGCAACGCGCAGGATATGCGCCTTCGGGTGCGATTTGGCGGGTTTGACTTCCGCCTGAGTTTACTGGTGCTTTCATGATTAAAAGATTAAATTGAGGTTAAAAGTGCTTGAGTTGATTGTTCGTGAAGGTATTCAGTGACATATGCGAACTGGTTATGAAATTCCTCCATATTGCAAGGGTCATAGATGCGCTTTTCAGGCGGTGTGCCGTGATCCATCGAGCGATGGTACTGGCGCGCGAGGTTTGCGGCTTGGCTGTCGCATCGGGTGTAAAGGCCCTTGATGCAGCCGTCATTTACAACCATGACCATAGTGCCTGTGAGGTGGTTGTAGTGAAAAAATTCAGTGCCCTTCCAATTCTTGAAGGTCGTTGCTGTTGAGATTTCTGGTGTGTTCATGTTTTTAATTGTTTTGTTGAGGCAAATGTAAAACCTTATTTTGATTTCACAATACCAAAACAAAGAAAAAAGTAAACCACCAGCGCGAAAAATCGCAAGTGCTTAACAATCAACGCAATTATTTTGCGCGACCAATTGCGAATCCTGTAATGCCACCAAGTGCGAAAGCGAATGCGCGTGTCTCATACCACTTCTTCGGCGGCTCGGCCACGATTATGTTATTCATGCCGGTAACGGTTACGTAAGGGTTATCAATGCCAAGCCGAACAACCTTATCGCGCTTACGCGAAAAGAATCCCTTACGCAGCGTATCTCCAATGGCAACGGTATAAGATACCGGAATGATAATTGAGTCCAACTGAAGCCGTCCTAAGCGGTTAATCTGCCCACCTATCTCGAGCCACTTACCCGGCCGATGGAAGTAACGCGGCAATCTCATGTGCGGAAAGCTATCGATATACACGGTCTCGCCAAGTTCAATCTCGGTCTTGACAACTGTCCGCGTTTGGTACCTTACCACCACCTCAGGCTCACGCAGCTCCAAGGCTCGGAGCTTGGTGCCTGCCGCTGCGAGCTGCATTCCTTGGCTGTGTATCTTGCTGCTATCTCTCGCGATGCGCACCACATACTCATTATTGAGCGAATTAAGATACATCGCATTGCTTTCAGCCTCGCCTAATGCTCCGCAAGTGCGCATCAGAAGCAGCAAAAGAAATAGGCATATTACTAATAGGCTCAGACTGGTTACGTTGCTTTGCTGCATTTTATCAGTTCGTTTAATCGTTTGAGGTACGTGCTCTTATCGCGCAGCTCGTTTAGCAATATATCGCCCGCCACCTTTATCGGCATCGACTTCTCGGCTATGTACACTGCCAGCACCTTAACCAAGCGCTCATCGCATTCGCAATCGGTGGCCGGTAGGTTGCTCATAGTTGCCGTGTTGCTTTCTTCACTAACAGCCGAATCACATTGTCGAGCTTTTCAACGCTATCCTCGAGCATCTTCATAACCCCATCGCGCTCCTGATCGGTTGCCCACGTATGCTCATTAATCATTTTCACCAAGCCGCCAATCGATGTCAACGGCTGACGAAGTTCGTGCGATAGTGTGAACCTAAACTCTTCCAGTAGCATCTTTTGCCGCTCGTATTCATGGCTGCTGATGGAAGTAACATCGACAAGCTGAATGCCGATGAAGTGCAGCATATCGACAATTGCGTAAACATTCCACATATTGTACCGCTCGGAGCTAATTTTCTGCTTGGTCTTCGCATAAGCCCGAATCGGGTCGGGTGATTTGCTTTGCGCCTTGCGAATTGCCGAAAGCAGTTCATCGCGGTCACTATCTTGCGCTGCGATGTCGAGGATATTTCCAGGCTTTATGTGGCTGGAGTACTCTTTGAACAGCTCATTCGTTGCGACAATGTTGCCATCCCTGTCGGTGATCACATAGAAGAGGTCAATTGATGACTCAAGGATGTGCAGCGATGCCATGCTGCAAAGATACGTTAAACCGAACGTAAATCACTCAAGAAAGCACGCCATGCTGGTACGCATCCGAGCGCATATTTGATAGTAAGCAGCATCGTAAATGTTAACACGATGCCATTAGCAAGTATATCGTAATTCATAGGCATTGGCATTTGCGGCTCATTTCTTACAGCGTGAGTTTTCGGGATGTAATACGTGGCGGCTGGGTACAAAGATACATCACACGGCTGAATTGTATCAAAGGCCGTTAATACTTTCGGCTTTGGCGGCTGCGCCATGACTGCCTGAAAGCTTTCGCGGTTGGCTTGTTGGAATGAGGTGTCCACATCGGGCTGATGCCACTGCATCTCATCGACATTGACCTTGCTGTGGCGCACTACTTTGATGGTATCTCTTCTAATCTGTTGCATCGCTTTTGGCTTTTGGTATATATCCTGCGGCTATTAGTGCTGCAATGATGGCGGTTAATGTTTCGGCTGTTATCACTTTGAAGATTAGCAAAAAGATGGATACCAAAATCATGAGCGAACCGATTGTGCTGCGCCAGTGCTTCACAATCACATCGAGTATTCGCCTTGGTTTGGTAGGTCTTTTTGCCATGCCTCAATATACGCGCAATCCCTTACAGCGTTTGGGCAACGTAGGTCTAAAAATTACAAAGTGAGAAATAGAGATTTGCCTCTTCGCGGCGGCGATTGGTCAGCCCTGTGAGCACCTTCCCGCCTGCCTTGTTCCAGCGAAGGAACTCATCGAGGATGCTCGGGTCGGCTGAGTTGGCTTTGGCTTTCTTCAGCAGCGTAGACTTAACCAACGCGCCTGTGCCTACGTTGTAGCTGAATGCCACAAGCGCATCGAACTGGCATTGATTAATATTTGGCAGGTGTTTATTTACCGCCGCCTCGAATGGCTCAAGCGTTGCGAGTAGCAATTGCGTTGCTTCCTTTTCTGATGCGAGCTTTTCGCCGAGAATTACCTTTTTTCCATTGGGGTATCGTGTGCTTCCGTAGCCTATGGTCGGCACTCCGGCTGGGCATAGGTAGCTTGAGAGCCTCAATCCCTCGTACTTCTTAATCAGATTAAGCCCGAGAATTGAGGTGCTACGCATTAGTTAATTTCGTATTGAAATAGAACGTGGCAACTTGCCGTTGATGTTATAAGTGATGTATCTTCTGAAATCATTACGATTCTGCCCTTTGTGGTACTCGATGATCTTACTGCACCATTAAACCGCTGGGTAATATTACTTGAAGATAATGACCCACAAGGAACACCTGTTGTTGTTGTAAAAGGTAAAGTAAAGTTAAAGCTACCAGTATTATTCGCTGAAAAGTCAACGTCAAGAGTTAAAGTCATAGAGCAAGTTATAACATTGCCAACCCTTTGATAAGTCGCTGCAACTAAAGTTGCATCTATAATTGCATCAACAAATGTGTCAAATGTTGGTGTCCATGAACCGCTTGTGAACATATTACCTACCTCAATCTGCTTGCTGGTGTTGCTGCTTGTATCAACAATGTACATTACATCGGTTGGGTCTGCCGTTGCTAATGTTGTTAAGTCGGTTACTTTTACGCCTGCCATAATAAATGATTTTGGTTAGAACAAAGGTAACACTTCTTTTGGAATATATTCAATCGCTGGCAATTCCTTCACCCAGTCGATAGTCGTGCTGCTCACTTCCTCGCTACTGATTATCCAATTATCATTTGCATCTTGGATTGGGTTGAATGTCATATCAGCGACATATTGAACGCCTCTTAATTGCTCGGCTTGTTCGGGTGTTAATTGGTAAACTGTTATCATATTTTACACATTTCGACCTAATGTAGTTTGGAAGGTTTGGATTGTGCTGTATAAATTTGCGGCATCTACATCTGTTAAACCCGATCCGATTGTTGCAAAGGCGCACTGTTTTCTTGAATAATAATTTGTTACTGCATTATCGTTTAAAGCACCAATGTAATAATTTTGACTTGTCATTGTGCCCGATGATGTTGTTCCATTAGCAACTTTTATTGAGTTTCTCCACCCATTGATTACATTTGATGCCGTTCTGTTAGCAATATAAAATGCTCTTGAATCTGCATCAGAAGCAGTAATATATACTATTGCCGAGTTCACTCTAAAATAAGTTATATTTGATGTTCTAATTTCTAAAACTGTGCCTTGTGATGCGTTTACGCCTCCCACTTCAACTTCTGTTAAATTAGAATTTGTTCTGGAATAGTAACTTACGTGATGCGAATTTTGAGAAGCATTTCCATTCGGATTATAAAAAGTATTTGCAAAAGCATTTGTGCCATTTGGTAAAGCACCATTAGCTGAATGTGTCCAACCGCCGACAAAGCTCAACCTAAATGCAGCGTTTGTATTGGCTGGGTTTTTAAGATTATACATGTGCGTTGTCGCAGTGCCTCCAACGAATGGATAAATAGCATCTATCTTTGTCCATAATCCTTGCGTCTTCAGGCTTGTTACCAGCGTACAAATAGCCGAAACAATGGTCGGGTTTGTTATCCCTGTTGCAATTAAAAAGGCATTGCCATCCGCATCGGCGCATAATGGTGAGCTATAAATATAAGGGTTAACAATGAAACTCATGCGTAAGTACCGATTAATGCAACCTTCAATCCTGTTGCCGTGCCGTTTCCTATTTGGTCGATGTCGATTGTCATCTCGGCATCATCGGCAAGGTTGGCATCGCTTATTACTGGCGGCGTTGCAGCCGTTGTGCTTGTCTTTTCAGTGTTATCGATGGTTAGCTTAGTGCTTAATATGCTCGTGCCCGCCTGGTTAATATCCACCGTAAAGATATTTCCCGATGCTTGCGCTGTGGTAAGCGAAGCCCGAACGGCTGTAAGGGTTACGGCACGCGGCATCCTGAATGTTATCTTTGCATTGCCAGTTGTCAGCGCGGTTGTTTCATCCGATGCAGCCACGACAAGCTCGAACGGCAAGCCTGCAAGCGAGCCATCGCCGCGCACGTATTGAGAGGTTGTACCATTCGCTGTGATTGCAATTGCTGGGGTGGTAGTTGGATTGCTTACGTTTACCGATAATGCAGGACTTGCAGGGCTTGGAACGCTTGCGCTTACGTTTGTAACCGTTCCGGTTGGTATTGCTGGGAAGGTAGCAAGGCTTCCATCCCCTCGCACATATTGCGATGTTGCACCTCCGAGCACATTGCCGAGCGTTCTGTTTTTCCAAAGGTTATTTACGCCTGTGGTATAAACGAGAAATTGATTATTCGCGAGCGGCGTTGTTGTGATGTCCACATCCGAAAGCTCATCGAGCTGGAATCCGTTTTGTACGAAAACATAAATCTGACCATTGCCAGCATTCGCCCTTTCAACTATTCCGATTCGCGTTAAGTGATTTGGGGCTAATGGCATTGTGTTCGTCAAAGCCCCCGCCGTATTGCCAACGTAAAGCGTATCGCCTGCGCTGTAAGCGTTCGTGTTTATTCCATCGATTACACCCTGCGTAATGATGTAGCCTTTTTGATTCGGTGCAATTGAACTGCTGAACACAAGCCCAACAGTTTTAGATGAAGT